ATCATGGCTGTAAGAATATGTTTCTCAGTCGAACTATCGATCTTCCTCCGTCTCAGTTGGTGTGCCACTCCGCTCCTCCCAATTCTCTAATTGAATAATCAAATCGATTTCATGTTGAATTTTTTGAAGATCTTCCAGTCCTTTTCCAGTTGGATGATCGTACCTCAAAATTCTTCGAATGATGGCTGCTTTGTGATGTGGAATTTGATTCTTAATAAAAAATTCGTATGGTTGGATTTGATATTGCTTGTAGTGAGACCCCCCAACTTGTCGGCTTAGTGCATCGTGTGGATGATAGTCTTCCTCGATTCGCTCTTTATAAAATGGGTTAGGAACTATACGATCAACTTCATCCGGCATAATTGAATATGGATTAAACATATTCTCTTGCTCATGGCATTTTTGAAGTGTGTCATCTATATTTCCAAAAGATGGTTGGAGTTTGTTTGCAGCCTTTCGAATTACTTCATCAATTTCATCCATCATCTTTGTTTCCTATCTGTAATTCCAACAATACCAGGAAGTTCATTTGTAGGGTCAAAAAATTCTGGATAGTCTTTATCATGCCCTTTATTCAATTTATAGGGCTTAGAATTTACTTCAGGTCCAAACTCAATTCTTCCTACTTCTGCCATTATTACACCTCCTTAATTTTTATTCCAAATCCAGCTGAAATTGAAGCAAGTTTAATAAAAAATCTTGCCAATGCTAATCTCAAATTAAATATTTTTGTGCATTCAATAGTAATAACCACTTCCCCTGCGTTTTTTAGATTATTAATTTTCAGTGTGTTTTCTGCCATATTATTTACCCTCCTTTGCTATTCGTGTATACCATCCTCTTCCATTTGAGTAGGCTGTTCCCCAAGATTCCGATTTCCAAACTCTTGGTGCACTTGAAATAAAATGATAGTAATTTGGTGTCAGTTTCAGATTTGGCTTTCGTTCCAAAATATCCGGATTTTTAAGCATTTTGATCATTCGTAATTTCCTCCTAATTTTTTAATATTAAACTGCCAATCCATTTCAAACCTAAGCCAATCTGCAAAATGAGGGTATTCTTTAAATAACTTCTTTGCATTTTCTATGGAAAATGGAATCTCATTTCCATCTTTATCCATGATCCCTTTCCAATCTTTTATTGGAAATTCTACAGTACTAAGCTGAATTTTAACCCCCTCTCCACAATCAACCCAAACTGAGTCATTCATTCGTAATTTCCTCCCAGGGAATCAAAGTGTTAGTTGGTTTTTGGATCTTTTTTCTCTTAACTGGTTTATCTGGTTCGTTTGCTGCTGCTACTCTCGCACGGATTATATCACAATATTCTTCTTCTTTTTCAATTAAAATGTAAGGTATTTTCAATTGTTCACAGGCTACCCCAAGTGTGCCTGAGCCAGCAAACATATCAAGAATTAGAGTGTTTTGTGGCATTTTAAGTAGGGAGGCTAATTCTTTAATGAGAGCTAAACTCTTTATGGTTGGGTGCCCGTTGATTATTCCTTTAGCTGTACACCCCTTCTCCCGCTCAGCCCGTGAAGCCTTTGGAAAATATAGAAATCTCGGAGTCTCAGGCGGCAGGTTTTTAAAGTAGCGGCTGACATGGCCCTCGTCAGCGTGAGTGTCTTGTTTGAGAATTCCTTGCCCTGATTGATACACTCTTGGTTTTCCTTCTCTACTGTATGAATGCCCTGCTTTCAACAATCCACTCTTTTTAATTCCAACAGACTCATTCATCTGCCGAATCGGGCATGACGGCGAACAATCCCATTCTTCAATGGTTTCATTAGGTGCATTTTCTATCTGACTTGTTTGTGATTGTGTAATTCTTTTGCCTTGGGTTGTAGATGTGGCTCCTTGTCCAAATCCTTTTACAGCATCAAATCCTTTACCACTACCACCTGCTTTGCCCTTAACCTTCTTCTCTCCAATTCTCACGCAATCCGGCGAATGCTGCAATATCAAGTTTGCCGGGTAGCGGCCTTTGGGGGCAAGTCCTTGTTCTTTACGGAGGGCTGCTGAATTTTTTCCACCACTACTATTTTTCCACCCATTATCACCAATTTTATTATTACGGGCTAAATTCTCATCGTCTGTCGTCCCAATCCTCCCAGCGTCCACATTGATTCCCGCTATTCCCCACTTTAGCGCATTATCAGCAAAACCACCGTCGTTTGGCTTCATCGCGACGATCCATTCTTCTGCAGCTGGCTTTAAGGCAGATCCGTAGCCATCAAAGAGTTTGGCTTGCTCAGAGGCTGGGGTGGTGATGTCCCATTCATCTGCTATAGGATTTGAAGCATGATATTGACTTGACTCTTGCCTATTTACTTTACTTTTATCTTTTAATGTTGGATGTTCTCTTTTACCAACAACTTCTCTTTCCAGTCCAAGCTTCTGATCGATTTTTGCTGAAATATTAGTACTTTTTGGAAATCCTTGCCCTTGGATATGGTAAATTTTATCTTTTACAAAAAAGCCAGCATCTTCCATCGCCATTGCAGTCCAGTGTGCCGTTCGCGGAATTGCCCAAACAAAAGCCATTCCACCAGGCTTCAAAACTCTTAGGGCCTTAGTCATCACTTCTGTCATCCAAGAAATCCATTTATCTCTATGCCCTTTATTGCTATCCCAATTCTTATTCATGAATGCAATTCCGGCAGGTGGGTCACAACAGATCCCAGTAATACTATTGTCTGGAAGACTTCTCATCACAACCAAACAATCCTCATTATATAACTGACCCAAATCTCCTATTTTTTCTGATTTAAGCAATTACTCAACCTCCAAATTCAACGAGTTAATAGTTCCGTATCCCTATCATCCTTCACCTGCTTACATCCCTTTTCATCAATGTAATATTCCCACGGCAATGGTTCCCAACCTAATTTCTCCAATTCAATTCTCACTCTTTCAGAAACCTGCCCTTCGTTTCCGGAACAATAAAATTCACAATAGTCCATTGAGTCAATCATTCCAAGCATCTCTGCGATCAGGCCACCCGCGTATCTCCAAGAGCAGGAGTAGGTTTGATAGTGTTTTTTCCAACGCATGTTGCATAGTGCTGCGTAGACCTCTTGGGCAAATTCATAATCTTCATTAATTTTCCCCTTTAATACCTGTAAATCTTTTTCAAGATCATACTCAATTTCCAAGTCTTTTGTTTGATCATTGCTTCCTGTCTGCGTAGTATTTTTCATAGTTTCCCAAATTGACAGTAAACTCATTTTCCTTTTCCCTCCACAATACAATTCATCTTCTTATTTTCCTTCAACAGATTCCATAATTGAATTGATTTTTCATCTGCCCGTTCATAGAAAATTTCATCTGGATTTTCCAAATTAACAAAATGTGATAATTCATGAAAAATAATTGGTCTAAATATTTCCCAGTTGTCGAAGGAAAGGTCTGGAATAAATATAACCACTACATTCCTATTTCCAACTTTTCCTTTTGCTCCTTCAATCGTATCTGACTTTCTCTGATTTCTTACCACTTTTATTTCAATATTCTCCAACTCAGGAAATTTCAACAAACAGGAATCGAACACTTCCTGTAATTTTGGTGAGACTTCCTCAAATTTCACTTGCTGCAACACAATCGTCATAATTCCATTCCTCATCTCAGTGGAGTTTATTTTAGTTTTGAAATTCTCCGGAAGGTCTATTTCAGCATAACACTTTCGATGAGAATCCGTTCGGCTGACAATAATTAGTTTCTCATTGGAGAGTGAGAGAATTAATTCACCCTCTTCCATTCCATGAAAATCTCCAACTATTCTTAAAAAATCATCCTCCTCGAACAAATCAAGAGAAACATTCTCTGCTGAAATCTTTTCTGGGGAATAAACGATGGTTGATTTTAAACTTGATTTTGGTTGGTACAGGTTTAGTTTTTTAGTTGGCCTTGTTGTTTTAAACGCAGTATTTGGTGGAATTGAACTCAGCATTATTCTTTCCATCCAGTTGAATATACTGCCTTTCCCTGCTTCTCAGCCCTTTTCTTGGCACGTTTCCTACTCTCTTCATCCCCCGGAGTGTATGTGTAGACAGTACCAGATTTGCCCCATTTATAACCAGGACGACCATTCTTAGTTGCTCTTTGCACAGGCATCGCTATTCCCCCATATAATCCTTACGAAAAAACATAATATAATTCCTATCAATCACATACCAAGATCTCCACTCCATCCAATCTTCGGAGATCATATTATGACTCTTTGCAATAGTGGTTTTCACAGCGTCCAATGCTCGTTGTGCGGATCGAACGTCCTCAATTCGTTCTTGTAAAATTGCCTTCTCAGTTTCAGTTAATTGTTCAACTCGTTTTAGATCACCAGCCATCGCAATCTCCCAACTAAATAGAATAAAAATTGTGCAAAGAATTATTTTTTTCATTGGCATGCCCCCACTCTCCAAGTTTTACTATGGCGTAAGCAATCCAAATTCCAACAAATATTCCAATAAAAACTCCGAATCCAAACACTTCCCAAAAATTCATTGGCTATCCTCCATCTCTTGATTCATTAACCATTTTTTTGCACTATTAGCGTAACCAATATGCTCCCACATATCTAAAAATTCAAGTAAATCGTGCCCACCATACACATTAAAATCAAGCAATGTGGATAGTTCTTCTTTAAATTGGATTTTTTGTCTGTCAGTGAGTTCATTATAAATACTATGAATATACTGTTCTATGTTCATATTTACCCTCCTTTTCACAATCCAACATTTTGATTTAGTAAATTTTGAAACCATGGCCGTGCTGCATTAGAAATATATTTTCCAATGTCTTTCACACTCAGGCCGTTTTCCTCAAGAGTATCAGATTCTTCATCTACAATATCTTTAATCAACCAGCGTAGAAAATCACCCATTTTTTGAATAGTTGGTTCCTCTTTCCCAAAAATTTCCGAAACTGCCTGCTCCATTCTATTTTCTGTCACAGCATATTCCACAAACTCTTTTATTGAACTAACTTTCTCAACATCCACTGAGGCAAGCTTCTTAACCTTCGTATTTGAATGTTGATCACCCTTGGTCTTCATCCTATATATTAAAACCAAAGGCATAATTTCTTTTTCTAATTCTAAAGTTGGTATATATATTTTTTTATTATTTAATTTAAAAAACATCAATAAACTCCTTTCGTTTTTTTGCACTAAACCCCTTGTGTGCTCCGTGTTTTATTTTTATCCCTTGATTACGATAGGAATATGCAAATTGATGTACAGAAAAACCCATTGATTGACAAACTTTTTTAAATT